ACGAGATACACGCTCACGGATTCAATACTCACGGAGCAAGAAAGGGAAGAGATTCAGTCAAGAATGGAATCCAATTCCTCCATTCGAGACCGCTTCTTGTCACGGCTCGGAGTGTGAACCTTATCCGGGAGCTACGCAATTACAAATGGAAGGAAGACAAGAACGGCAAGCAACTGAATGAACCCGTCGACAACTTCAACCACGCCATCGATGCGATGCGGTACGCGATCACATTTAACCAAACGAACCCGAACTTCGGCTCTTATGCTATCGGATAGAAAAGAAAAAACAAAAAAAATTCGTTTTAGGGTTGGATAACTAAAAGAATTGCGTATCTTTGAGACATCAAACGAAACAAAAGGAAACAATGCAACTCACATCACACCCAACAACAGGCGACCAAGTTAAAGGCTACACTTTGCGCGGAAGCAGAAAAACAGTAAACAAGCGCAGAGGTTTTGTAAGCTTTGATTTGTTGTTAGAAGATGAAAACGGCACACGCCGCGTTGCTGCCTACTACCCGCGAAAAATGCAAGTTGGCAATTTCCGAACGGAAATACACTTTCACGGCAACAAGGAATATCCAGCAACTTGGAACGACCAAGATTTGAACACAACAAAAACTGTTCGATAATGCAAGCCCCTCACGGGGCTTTTTTTTTGCCCTAACTTTCCGCACGTAAGGAAACCAAAGAAAACGAGTTATTAAAATGATGGAACTCAAACTCCCGCACCGATGGTCGGATCTCTCACTCGGAGAACTCCAAGTCATGATGACAACAGAGAACCCCCTGGAGAAGATATCCATCTGCTCGGGGCAATCGGTAGAGAAGCTCCGTTCGATGCCTCAGAAGCTCATAGAAGCCGCCTCAGCGCATCTCGACAATCTACTCACCCAAGAGACCGCACGACATGAGAAGGTCGTTGAAATCGACGGAAAACGATTCGGCTTCATTCCGAATTGGGATGAGTTCACAGCGGGCGAATGGATCGACATGGAAAACCACCTCGAGGACTTCTGGAAGAACGCCCACAAAATTACCGCTCTTCTCTATCGGGAAGTGACTTACGAACTCGGGGATAAATACGAGGTCAAGAAGTACACCGCCAAAGAAGATGCAAGCATATTCGAAGAGATGGGAGCGGACTTGATATCGGGCATGCTGCTTTTTTTTTGGACTTCCAGAAATCAACTGCTTCACGATATGCAGTTCTCTTTACTGGAGGTGGCGGACAAAGCGATCCAGTCGGTGAAAAATGGGGATGGTATCACCTCCTCTACGCCCTCTCCGGAGAAGACATCCTCAAGATGGACTCGATTACGGAACTCCCTGTTCAAGTCGTATTCCAGCACCTCAGCTATTTAAAAGATAGAAGCTCACATGATCACGTTTAATAACATCGTCGAAAGGTTTGAAGACTTCGCGACGAGTCACTTCTTCATTAAATCATTCTCTTTCGGTTCTCCGGATGATGTCGACCTCGCGAAATTTACCGAGTTCCCGCTCATGCATTTGGTCTACACCGGGGCAACGTATGACAGCGGAACCAAGACGTATAACATCGAGGTATATATCTTGGACGTACCCGCAGATAAGAACGATAAGGTAGAACGACAAAGGGAGGTCGTATCCGATGCGGAGCAATGCGCGGAAGATATCATTGCCGATATCCGCATGGGTGGCAATATCTTCACGTTTGCCCAGGATTATGAAGTCGTAAACGCGACAACAACCCCACTTGAAGAAGAGACCAAGAACGTACTCTCGGGAGTGCTCTTGGATTTGTCCGTTGCTATCCCTTACGAATGGGACGCTTGCAACGCTCCCATCGACGGAGTATCTCCCGAAGGCGGAACCGAACCGTCCTACGCTCGAAGGGGATTCCTTCGGATGCTTGAGATTGACGGAACGCCCGATATCTTATCCGTTCGCACGATCAAAGTAACCAACGGCACTTTGACCGATGATGGGGACGGGGTTGTGACGCTTGACACGGGAGGCGGAGGAGCTGAGACGCTGAACGATTTGACAGACGTTAATATCATTAACCCTTCACAGGGAAGCGTTATATCGTACAATACGGGCGTTCAAAAGTGGATGGTCAACAACGGGCTTCAAGAGTTGCTTCAGAAGTTCAAAGCGAGCGCAACGGGTGCTCAGATGTATGACACCCTCAACGATACAACGAAGGGTTATATCGATATCCTCGCAGCGAGTGCAACGATGAAAGTCAACCATTCGGGACTGACCATAAGCGAAGCAAGTCCAGGAGTTATGTCGTTCTCGGTGGCAGCGGGTACCGAAGGGAACGAAGTCGAGTTTGAAGCTATGACCATCGAGGGAAGCGACGCTGTTTCCACGGTTGCCGATATCAACTTCAAGCAAGGCTCGCTGACGTATTGGGAAAACTCCACGGGTAAGATTTGGCTCCGTGCTCCCAACGCGGGAAACATCACTGTTCTTCTTCCAAGCTCGGGCGGTACGCTTGCACTCACAACCGACATCCCGAGCGTTCCTGTTGACTCGGTAAACGGTCAAACGGGTGTTGTTGTATTGGATACGGGAGACATTGACGAGAACGGCAATCTGTACTATACAGAGGCACGGGTTGCAGCGAATAGCGCAGTTGTAGCGAATACGGAAAAGGTTGGAATCACTGCCCAACAGGCTTCAGACATTACAGCCAATAATGCGAAGATTGCAACAGTCGCGGATGATACTTCACCACAGCTCGGAGGCAACCTTGATGTGCAAGCCCGAGAGATAGACACGTCCACAACGAACGGAAATATCATTTTAACCCCTAATGGAACGGGGGTCTTGGAAGTAAAGGGAGACACAAACGATGGAGCAATTCAACTCAATTGCAACCAAAATTCGCACGGTGTTAAAATACAATCTCCTCCTCATTCAGCGGGCGCGACATACACGCTTGTTCTTCCGGATGACACAGGAACGAACGGACAAGCCTTAACAACTAACGGATCGGGAGTTCTTTCGTTTGCAGATGTAAGCAACAACGCGGGCACAGTTACAAGCGTAGCAACTGGCACAGGATTAACAGGGGGCACAATTACGGGAAGCGGTACGATTGCGCTTGCAGACACAGCGGTCACCGCGGCATCATACACGAACGCTGATATAACCGTAGACGCGCAGGGAAGGATTACAGCGGCAGCAAACGGAAGCGCGGGAGGTGTCACGGCTGTGAATAGCTTAACGGGCGGCTTGACAATTGCGGCAGGTGCAAACGTGACTATATCCGACAATGGTAGCGACACAATTACAATTGCGAGCAGCGGAGGCGGTGGCGGTGGAATAACAGCTGTAACAGGGACAGCACCGATCACAAGCAGCGGAGGCAATACTCCTGACATTGCAATCACGGCAGCGACAACAAGCGCAGCGGGTTCAATGAGTAGTGCAGACAAAACCAAGATTGATGACATTACTACGAACTACGCAACAAACGCGCTTAACACGGGGCAAAATATATTGATGACTGCGACAATATCCGTTGCAGATGACAAGATTGTTGATGTGATGGGTGATGCCTTAGCCGCGAGGGATAACGCGAATTCAAAAAAGCTCATTGGTTTTCATACAGGAAGTAATGAGGTTGTTTTGCAAGGGATGGTCGACGCAGGTGCGGCAATTAGCGGATCGGCTGCGGGCGCACCTCTTTGGCTTGGCGCATCGGGTACATTTAGCGCAACAGCACCAACAACAGCAGACGAATACTCAAGGGTTGTCGGTTACTATATTGGCGCGATTGGTTCAGCATACGCAGTTTACTTCGACCCTTCGAAAGATTGGGTGCAAATAGATTCATAAGATGGGAGAAATATCAGGAGTCCCAACAGCGGACATTAATAACGTCGATGGGTTTTTCACCACGCAGGGCGGTGGCGGTACAGCCACAACCAGTCCGACTCTTAGCACGATGTCCGATATTTATGGAGCGGTTCAGACCGTAACCATTACCAACTATGCTTCATACACGCAGCCAACGGTCAACGCTTCTGTGTTTATTGGAGCGACGGAAATTGTAAGCAACGCGAATATAACTGAGAGCAATGGCGTTTTAACGTGGACGGATACAAACGCCAGCACCTCGACCAGAACCGTAAAAGTGCGGGTGCAGGAGTTTGGCGATTTCGTACAATCCGCAGAGGTCACAGGCACTTATAATAAACTCACAGCAACTTTCCGATATTTTAAATGTGTAGGTGTTGATTCATCAGGCAATGCGAGTAGCTTGCACATGGGAATAAGGGATTGGAGATATACAAGCAGCGGCACAGATTACCCGAGCGATATGACAGCCGACAACGTACCAAGTCCATTCGTTGCGAGTGCGGGTCATACTTTTAGCAGTTATTCACCTTATAAGGCTTTTGACTCTTCTGCCTCAACGTGGTGGTGGTCACTTACAACCTCAACCGCAAACAATTATTTAATAATTGACATGGGTGCAAGCTACACAATGGCTAGCGGCACTATTCGATTTTATAGTGGTTCAAGTATTCGATACGTCACCATTAGCGGAAGCACGGACGGCACAAATTACACAGTGATCAATGACACTTTACAGATTGACTTAACAAACTCAGACATGGATATAATCTAATGCAATACACTCAAGAACAAATCACAGCGGTTGTTGCGGTCACAGGCGCGGAGCTTTTTATTAATCACGTGCTAGGCATATACTGCGAAGCGGTTTTTGTTGGGATGCAATTAAGCCACGACGCGGACGGATTAACAGAAGAGGATATTGCGGCAATTCAAAGTTTGATGCCGTCATGAAAGCAATCAAAATTCTGTTTCTTGTAGTCCTCGCAATTGTAGCGATCCCCGTCGGGATTGTTTACTCGTTTGGTGAGTCGCTTTACTTTATCGCCTCAGATATCCTCAAAAGCATTTGGAGGGCTATATACGACTTCTTTCGTGACGTGTCGATAATTGTATCGGTCACCGCATCAAAGTTCCTCAATCGGCTTCTAATGGATTCGGGCATACCTTTTGGGAATCATTCCGTTTCGGCTGTCCTGGGAGCCAACCAACGAGAGAACACTCTAACCGGTCTCGGGTTGTGGCTTACTTTGTTACTCAACAGCATTGAAGAGAACCATTGCCGCAAGGCATCCGAACGCGCAGGGATATGAGCAAAGTCAACGAGACACTCATCGCCTTCGCAGATGATATCCTCAAGAGTGCAAAGCGGCACCTCGGAGGACGTAGGATCGGAAAGAATAAGAATTACGGAGTCGCAACGGGTACTCTCAAGCGGTCACTCAATTACCGCGTCCGGGTACGTGGCAACGAGATTCGAGAGATCAGCTTCGGAGCCAAAGGCAAGGCGAAAAAATACGCTCCCTTTATTCATTTTGGAGTGAACGGCACCCGCAAGAATCAAGGGTCTCCCTTCACGTTTCGCAAGCAACCACCCTCCTCGGTATTTGTGAAGTGGATGAAAGCCAAAGGGATAAAGCTCAGAGATGAGAAGGGACGATTCAAGAAACGAACGGAGTCGAACATTCAATCGGCTGCTTTCCTCATGGCTCGAGCGGTCAAACGTAAGGGAATCGTAGGACTTCGGTTTTATGAGAAAGCATATACAGCCGTTTCCAAACGATACACGAAGAAACTCGGAGCAGCATTCGCGGAAGATATCGCGGGTAAATTCAAGGCAAACCTCGGAAACATAACGATCAAGAACTAATGGCTCAATTTGACGCAGCACCCTCAGAGAATTGGATACCCGCAGGAAGAAAGCTGGTCTTTACCCTTGTCCCGGATCAAGTCATTGACGATGATTTTCGTTATATCGTGCAAGTGGAAGAGAACGGGACGAACATCTCGAAGATTTACCTCACTCCGAATCCAGCGGATAACGCGTTCTTTGATTTATCCGAAGTAATATCGGGGCGAGTTGAAGTTGATTCTTTGAAGTACAACACGACCTCAACGATTCACTCGTTGCATAACAAGATGTTCACTCGGTCAAACGACAATATGAAGAGATATCGCGTTCTCATCGGACACTGGGACGGCACTTCCGAAGAGTTAGCCGAAGACGCTTCTTCATATTATTACCACTTCGACGGATACGAGCAACTTTCCCAAGGGTTAGACCCTTCGTTCTCGGATTATTACGGCACGAATGCAAATAAGAAAGTATGGTTGACGGATCGCATACCCTCGAATAACGTCATCGAAGTAAGTGCAGGGATTGAAGATAATGGAGTTGCAGCGTTTATCAATAGCGATGACACCGGCTCCGCAATTGTCAACCTCACCATCAAAATTTATGACACTCTCGGGAGCTTGGAAACCACTTTGACTTACACGATCAACTCAACGAACGGAGGTCTCGTCCCTACCACCACATGGAGCGATTCTAACAACGACGCGAGCCTTTTGTATGCTTATGTATATCCGGCTTCGTTTGGTGCTCTCACAACGGCTCTGAATAACGTGGTGGAGGGTTGGGATTATTACGATGTGATACCCGCTTCGACAGGAGGCCCGGTAGGCAATACGCTCCGCATCCGTAACAATTGCAGGAACACAAAGAACGAGCCTGTTCAATTGGGTTGGGCGAACACTCGGGGCGGGTGGGATTACCTCCGTTTTGACGGGAAGAAACAGAAGACCGTAACCCGCGAAGAGAAGACATACCGAAAGATAGTCGGGGATTATAGCGGAGCGCAATTCGAACTCGCTTCCAGTGCACGCCAAATTAAGCCGTATCAACTCGAGGCGAAAGAAACCTATCAACTCAACAGCGTTCTCACCATTGAGGAGGTGACGTTGCTTCAATACTGCATGAGGTCGAAGAATGTCATGGCACGAATCGACGGGACTTGGGTTCCTGTAACCATCCAAACCAACTCGATGCAAATCGAAGAGGAGACGGTCTCGAAGGTGTTCATCACTTCGTTCAATGTAGAACTCGCACAAATTATCCGATGCTAAGACTCACCCTTGCAGGAAACGAAATCGAACTCTACGAGAACGAGCCGGTGAATCTGAGCTATCAGTTCTCGGATATACAGGATATAAACGCGTCATCCTCGAGCTTCTCGCAGACCTTCCGCGTACCACTTACCAAGAAGAATCAAGATTACTTCGGGGCGGTGAATGAGTTCGGTCTCATTACGACATGGGATCCGAAGGTAAAAGTCGACGCGGAACTCACTTACAACACGATTCCGGTCATGCGGGGCTTTGCCCAGGTCAAAGCGGTATATGTTCAAAAGGGCAAATATGCAGACGTTGAGGTCGCTGTATTTGGTGAGACGGCTAATCTCTCGAGGGATATCGGGGACGGGATGTTAACCGACCTCGATTTATCGGCTTACGATCACACGTTAAACGCCACGAATATCGAAGCGAGTTGGGCGGGTACTTTATCGAGCTCCGCAATCCGTTACGGACTACCCGACAAGGGGCAGAATTGGACTTCCTCGAATATATGGACAGCAACCAACCCACTCGAGCACGGGGACTTCACCCCATACTTCCAAGCCTCCAAGTTATTTGAGGAGATAATGAACGATGCGGGTTATACCTACGACTCCACTTTCTTAACGAGAATCAGCGATTTATATCTGACCCTGTACAATGGCAATCTCGCTATCTCTGGAAACCAAAACCCAAACGGATATACCTTGCTCGTTGGTTTTCAAACCGACACAACACTCACCCCGGCAAGCTCAAACACGTATTATCCAATTACCCTGAGCGATACAAGCCCCTTTTTTGACACGGGAAGTCGCTGGGTCACCGACACATATACAGCCCCATTCAGGGCGCGATATCGATTACGATTGAATGTGCTTGGTGAGATGAGCGACACAAGCCACGAGATAACAATTGCTGTCACCGTCAATGGAACTCCCGTATGGATACCGATTGAAGATGAAGAAGGAGGGGTTTTTAATGGCAATTTCTACTCGTTCCTTTTAAGCTCCGAAGGCGTTCTTTTGAATACCGGAGATACGTTGAGGCTCGAGTATAAAATGAATACGGGAGGGAATCACAATGTCACCTTCACGGGTGCTGGATTTGGTCAAGAGAAAACGAGTCTCGAAATCGTTTCAGTGACAAACCCCATTTCGGGACAGACCGTAGATGTTGCCGCCAATATGCCACAGATGAAGCAAATCGATTTTGTGTCGGGGCTTCAGAAGATGTTCAATCTTGTATTCATTCCGGATCGTAATAACGCGAAACATCTCGAGATAGAGCCGTTCAACGATTACATGGCGAGCGGAGCTTCGCAGGATTGGACGAATAAGATTGACCTATCGAAAGACATCACCATCGCACCAACAACAGACCTTCAAGCGAGGCAGTACGATTGGACGCATTCAAACGGCAAAGACCTTGTTAACGACTTGGTGTTCAAAAATGCTTCGCGGGTGTATGGAAGGTATCGGGTTGATGACCCGGTGAACGACTTCGCATCAGGAAACAAAGAAATCAAATCACCCTTTGCTCCTCATGTCGCTTCGTATATCCCGGGCACTCAATACGCGGTGCATCGGTTATTGGTTGACACGGATCAAGACGATAAGACCATCAAAGACCCGCTTCCGCGTTTGGCGTTTTGGAACGATCAAGAAGCAGGAACAATCTACTATCAGAACGATGCAAATTCAGCGACCACTACGGACGCAGAATATCCGGTTTTCTCGCAGTTCTCAGACCTTGAAGCAACGGTCACGGATGAAGACCTCGGGTTTGGTGCGGAGCGTCCATTCCATATCGTAGAAGCGAACCCACTCTTCACGCTCTATTACAAATATTGGAGACCATTTGTCAATGAATTGTATTCCTCGGACGCTCGAAAGCTGACCGCCTTCTTTCGTCTCACTCGCTCCGAATTAGCGACGTTTGAATTCTCCGACAAGATTTATATCAAGGATACGTATTGGAGGATTCTCTCGGTCTCGTATGATGCGACAAGTGAAGACCTCGTCAAAGTGGAGATGCTCAAAGTCCTGGGAGACATCCGCGATTGTTCATTCATCCCGACAGGAATCGACAAAGCAAACGGGAAGATTCAATTCGAGAACACGAGCGGAAACACGGTGACTCAAGTTTCACGGCAATGCTGCGAACGTTACGGGTATTTCTACGACAACCCTTCATCCAACTGCTTTCAACCTTTCGAACAATGAGGAATCTCGACAATCATCGTTATATAGGAGAGGCGATCCAATTACTCCAGAACAAAGGCGAGAAAGTAAAAGTCCCGTTTTGGTTTAAGGCGTTGGACGTTATCATCTCCGTTAGTATTGCACTCATCCCGATAATCACCTTGATATGGCTCGTGAAGAAGAAGTTATCTTAAAAATCTCCGGAGACACAAGCAATCTCGACCAAGCGATTGAAGCGTCAGAAGATGCCGTTAAAAATCTAGGGACTACGGGTCAAACGGTTGTCGGTGGATTGGACAAGCTGACGGGTGGACTTGCCTCTCAATTTCTTGGGGCTGCGAAAGGGGTTGGTACGTTTATCAAGGGGTTGAATCTGACGAAGGTCGCAATCGCTGGAACCGGAATCGGTCTTCTTGTATTGGCTCTGGGTTCTGTTGTTACGTACTTTACTCAGTCTTTTGAAGGAGCGCGAAAGCTCAAGACGGCATTGGTGGGAGTTGGTGCAGCTATTGATGTCGTAGTTGATAGAGTTTCGAAGTTCGGGGAGAGCGTTGTGAAGTTCTTCTCGGGCGATAGAGAGGGCGCAGTAAAAGCGTTCGGTGAAGCAACAGCCGATCTCGGAGATGAATTAGAGAGGGAGATTCGCTTAGCCAAGGAACTCGAGACGCGAAGGCAAGCGTTAGTCGATGCACAAAGAGACCAGCTCGTCACCACGGCAAAAGAACGCTCGGAGATTAAAGCGTTGAACCTCATCGCAGAGGACACGACGCAAAACATCAATGACCGGATCGCAGCGGCTGACGAAGCCGGAGCAAAGGAACGCGCACTCTTTGAGCAACGCAAAGCAAACGCAGAAGAAGAACTTGCCATTGTCATAGCTCAAAACAAGCTCGCGGACTCGGGCGAAGAAGACAGACAAAGACAAGCGGAACTCGAAGCGGAGGTTTTCAATCTTGCGGCAGAGTCTCTAGAACTACAAACGACTCTCCAAAATAAGTTGAATACGCTCAAGCTCGAAGCGATTAACCTCACGCGGCAACAACTGCAAGCCGAAATCGAACTCGCGAATGAGACTGTCGCGGGTATGCAGAAACGACAAGAGGAACAAATCAAGACTCTGACCGTTACGCAAGAGACGGAGGGTGCGGTTCTTCAAACACGGACGCAGAACTTTGCGGATCAAGTCCTCGGGTCACAGAGCACCGAAGAACAAATTCGCCAACAACGAAGGGAGACATTTGAGGACTTCAGGAATCAAGCTGAGTTGGCAAGCCATCAAGCCTTGGAGTTTGCTGCTATGACGCTGGACATCATGAGCAGCTTGAACACGTTGTTCACCAAAGACGAAGAGAAGAGAGCAAAGAGAAGTTTTGAGATTGGAAAGAAGCTCGCTATCGTTTCCACCATCATGAACACAGCCGAAGCCGTAGGGTCTGCACTTGCCAAAGACGGCACCTTCCCGGGGTCTCGATTCATTGCAGCCGCTGCCGCTGGTCTTGCGGGAGCCGCTCAAGTGGTAACAATCAAGAGACAGCAATTCAATGCAAGCGGTGGAGGTGGAAACGTACAATCTCCATCGGCTCCAAGCCTGACCGCGCCATCAACACCGACAACCCCACAACTCGACCTCGGCTTCTTAGGAGCCGGAGCCGGGCAAACAGGCTTCAGATCTTATGTAATTGCATCGGAAGTATCGAACAGCCAACAGGCAAACCAACGAATAAACGACCAAGCGTCACTAGTAGGATGAACATAATTGAACTCATAATTGACGAAGAAGCGGAACTCTACGGAATCGACGCAATCTCTCTCGTAGAACAACCCGCCATCGAATCAGATTTCGTCGCCCTCAAGAACGAACAGATTCAATTCAAGACCCAAGACAATGAGAAGCGTCTCGTCATGGGTGCGGCACTCATTCCCGACAAACCCATCTACCGCAAAAGCGAGGATGAGGAATATTACGTCTATTTTTCAAAGAAGACCGTCCGTCGAGCGATGGAACTATACTTCAAAAATGGCAACCAAGCGAACGCCACCCTCGAGCACGAGCACACCTTAAACGGATTGCACGTCGTTGAGAGTTGGATCGTCGAAGGAGAGCAAGATAAAAGCCGAATTTATGGACTCGATGTCCCCGTCGGAACGTGGATGGTCTCAATGAAGGTTGACAACGACGCGATATGGGAGAAGTACGTGAAGGAAGGCAGCGTGAAGGGGTTCTCGATTGAGGGATTCTTCACGAACAAGTACGACCTCGCAAAAGCAACCGTCAAAAAGGACAACCGATACAAAGACGGAAAGCGCGTCGATATGGAGTCATATAACGATTACCCCGACGGAGTTAAGAACAACGCAAGGAAGGCGGTTGAATGGGCTGAAAAGAACGGATGGGGGTCGTGTGGAACGGGAGTCGGAAAGCAACGAGCAAACCAACTTGCCAAGGGTGAGAATATCAGCGTCGAAACCATCAAGCGGATGCGGTCATATCTGATCCGTCACGAAGCCGACCTTGAATCCTCGACCTCATTCTCTGACGGATGCGGGTATCTTATGTATATGGCTTGGGGTGGAAAGGCTGCTCTTCGTTGGTCGGAATCCAAGCTCAAAGAATTGGAACTTCTCTCGGCTATCGAAGTCGAACTCGGACTTGAATTTGTAAAAAACCACTTAACGAATAAGGATTAACCCTCTTAAATCGTTATATATAAAAACCCCAGAAGATGACTCTGAAAGAACGCATCTCCGATATCTTCGAAAAGTACAGCGTCGAACTCGCTGTCGAAGAGAAGGAGGAAACCAAAGAGGTCGCATTTGCGACTGCTGTCCTCGAGAGCGGACAGGAAATCCAAACCGACGCGGACGCATTCGCTGTCGGTGTTTCTGCTTTCGTCGTGAACGATGAAGGCGAACGAATCCCTCTCCCGGATGGAGACTACCAATTGCAGGACGGCTCAATGCTCGTCGTGGCAGAAGGTGCGGTCACTGAGGTGAAAGAAGCCGAAGCCGCTCCAGAGGTAGAAGCCGAAGAGGAGAAGGAAGAAGAAATGAAAGCGGAAGAAGTCGAGGCTTCCTCTGAGGTGTTGACCCGAGAAGCTGTTGAGGGCATGATTGCCGAAGCTATCGAAGCAACCAAGAAAGAATTCTCTTCACAAATTGAAGAGCGGGACGCGAAGATTACGGAGTTGAGCAAGCAAGCTTCTCCAAGCATCGCACGCGCACCCAAGATGGAGATTCCAACTCCTGTCAACTTGACTGAATTATCAATGAAGGAGCGCATCGCCGCGATCCAAAATCAATTCTCTAAATAATGGCTAACGCTGTAATTACTTCAAACTACGCAGGAACCGCGGCTCTACCTTACGTCGCTCCTGCTATTCTCTCAGGCGATACCATCGCGAATGGTTACGTCGAGGTTCTCGAAAATGTCCGATACAAAGCCAACCTTCGAAAATTCGATGGTGTTGCTTTGCAAGCGGCAGGATGCGAATTCTCAAACTCAGGAGGCTCTTTGACTTTGAGCGATGTTGTATTGACTACAACGGCTCTCCAAGTGAACGAGCAAGTGTGCAACAAAGACCTTCGAACTGCTTGGGAAGCTGAGCAGATGCGCGGTCAATCGTCAAACTCTCCCGCAGACTTTCAAGCGTTTGCCGCTCAATACGTAGCCGCCAAGGTTGCTGAAGGAGTCGAGCGAAACTTGTGGCAGGGAAATTACGCTTTTGACGATGGTGGAACCGACGGAACTTACACAAGCTTTGACGGAATTTGCAACTTGATCGTTGCAGGTACTCCGGGACATGAGGACTTGTTAACGGGTGTCACGACTAGCGCGAACATCCTGGGCCGTTTGACAACTATTGCAGGGGATATCCCAGACACGTTGGCTGGTGACCCGGATACAAAGTTGTTCATGAGCCGCGCAATGAAGCAACTCTACTACACCGCACTCGCTGGTACTGCTGAGTTGACTTTCCATGCTGCTGAAGCTGCAAATTTCTTCAACGGATATGAGATTATCACACCGGGAGGAATGCCGAACGATACATTCATCTTCTCGAAGAAGGAGAACTTGTACTTCGGAACCGACTTGTTGACGGATCACATCGAAGCCGCTGTTTTGAACTTGATGGGGGTAACGGGTGACGATGTTACTCGAATCATTATGAAGTTCAGCGCAGGTGTCCAAATCGTTGATTTGGGTTCTTTGGCTGTTGCTCGTCGCTCATCCTAATTCATTCGGGGAGGGGCGTTAAATCCCTCCCCTTAATTCCCTAAAATATGGCTTGTACATTAACAATCAACGGCAGGGCGTTTCCCTGCAAGGATAAAATCGGGGGAATCAAGCGCGTTTGGATTAAGCAATTCGCGTCGGATGACTGGGGCACGATTACAGCGGGAGTTGTTGCCGCAGGAACTGCAATTGCGGTATTTGGTTTTGAGATCACAAAGAACTCCGGTTCATTTCAACAAGCGGTCAATGCATCGGTTGAGAATGGCACTGTTTTCTATTCTCAAGTTCTCGAGTTGTCATTACCAAACTTGGTTGCAACCGATAACGTAGAGATTCAAGACTTGATGCAAAACCGCTTGACCGTCATCGTGCAGGATGTCAACGATAACTATTTCGCGATGGGTCACACCACCGGGGCTGAAGCTACCGGAGGCACCGTAGGCACAGGAACGGCAAAGGGTGACTTCAACGGCTATCAATTGCAATTGACAGCGGAAGAAGCTATCCCAGCTCCATTCGTTGCGTCTGACGATGCGAACATCACGTTCACCGCTGGTACTTGATTTCATTTTCTTTGGTTAGAATATAAAGGAAGGGGGAGGGCATACGCTCTCCCTTTTTTGATTCAACATGATACACCTCAACCCAAATAGCGCAGACGAGCAGTTCATTTACTTGACGCTCGCAGAGATGAAGAAAGACTTTGCCGCGTTTACCAATTATCTCATAATTTTGGAGAACATGGCAAGCACGGATAAACACGCTTTCGTTGGAGATGTCGAAGTCGACAACGCTCGATATACAAAGATAAGCGTCTACACGAACCAACCCCTCGGGGCTTCAAGCCGTGTCCTCCTCACCGAGACAGGGCTTTATACTTACAAAGCATACGGGCAAAACAGCGCAACGAACCTCAACGCGAACGATGCTTCCGTTGTTGGATTGCTTGAACAAGGAACGCTCAATGTCACGGGTGCGATTGGGTACACTATCCCAGAAATAACGATTCCCGATAATTACATATATTACGAATAATGGAATTAATCCAACTCAACCAATACGAAGAGCGATCCTATCGGGAGACAGCCAACAAGATGGGCTTCGTAAATTACGGAGACGATAACCTCTTCCCTCAATACCTCGTCGACCTCTTTCATTCGTCCGCTACTCACAACGCATTATCGACAACTATTGCGATGATGATATTCGGGGAAGGCTTCGACGCTACCACCCTCGATGGAAGGCTTGCGTTTGACCAATGGAATCTCAACGACGAACTTCGGAAGGCTTGTCTCGACTTTAAGATTCAAGGCGGGTTCGCTCTCGAGGTAAATTGGAGCATAGACCGAACGACCATTGCCAACGTCTCCCATCTCCCCTTTGAGAATATCCGCTCGGGCTTCGTGAATGAAGATGAGAAGGTTGAGTATTATTATTACTCAAAGGATTGGAACGATAAGCGCGAAGAGCCTTCGGAGATATGCACCTTCAACCCTCAGAGGAATATCGAACACCCGACGCAGATTCTTTACGTGAAGCCGTTCTCTCCTGGGTCGTTCTACTATCCAAAACCCGACTACGTTGGCTCGATTAATTACATCGAACTCGACAAAGAAATCGGGGTGTATCACATCAACAACATGAAGAACGGGATGAGTCCTTCGTTCTCCATTCACTTTAAGAACGGCATCCCACCGCAAGAGGAACGCAATCGAATCCGAATGGATATCGAGAGGCAACTCAGCGGAGCGAGCAACGCGGGCAAGTTCATCGTCACTTACTCGGACGATCCCGATAGAAAGCCGGACTTCGAGCCGTTCCAATTGTCGGACGCTCATAATCAATATCAGTTCCTCTCGGAAGAAGTTACCTCGAAGATTATGGTCGGACACCGTGTGACCTCTCCTCAGATGTTCGGGGTTGCGGTACCGGGTAAGCTTGGAGGCGGTGGAGAGCTTGAGACAAGCGCGGAACTCTTCGAAGAGAATGTCATCTCGGGTTATCGAGAGGTAGTCATCGAGTCGGTTTATACGCTTATGCTAGCCGCTGGAATCGATGCGAAGGTTGAGCCGCTTGGAGCAGCCGTAGAAGAAGCCAACGTCGAACAATCCTATACAGGTATTCAAATCAGTTCAGCCGTTGACGTTATCTCCAAAGTCGGAACCGGAGAACTCACCCGCGCTCAAGCCATTCAAATCCTTGTTTCGATGCTTGGGTTTGGTTTAGAGCAAGCCGAAGCCATGTTCGAGAAAGACATTCAACTCTCGAAAGAAAAGGGGTGTTGTGAACTCTCAAGCGATGAAGTCAACCTCGATGGGTGCGTTGACTACCTCACGGATAAAGGCGAAGAGATGTCGGATGAATGGGAGTTGATAGATGAATCTCCCGTCGATTACGACCTTGAGAAAGCACGCGACGCGATGTGGGCTTTTGCAAGTGTTCCTTCATCGAATCCCAACGGCAAGAGCGAGCAAGATACCGAGATTATCAAGGTACGTTATACCTACGCTCCCAAGTCCACACAAGAGACTTCACGCGACTTCTGTAAAAAGATGGTCAACGCGGGCAAAGTTTACCGCAAGGAAGACATCGAAGCGGCTAGTTTACGCGCAGTGAATCCCGGACTCGGTGCAAATGGCTCGAATACATACGACCTATTTTTGTTTAAAGGCGGGGCGCGATGCCATCACTTCTGGAGCCGTCAAACATACCTGCGAAAGAGCAACAAGAAAATCTCGGTAAATCAAGCGAAGAAACTCATCCGCGAAGCGGGAGTCGATGCGAAGCGATTACCCGTGAACGATCCACGAGTTGCACAACGTCCCACCGATATGCCGAATGAAGGCTTCATAAATCCCCGATAATGTCACTACAAGCAGAAGTTCTCTTTGTGAATCCGGATTATATCAAGCGGATCACCAACATAAACGGAAGCATCGAAGACGCTTACCTCGTTCCTTCGATTATCCTTTCCCAAGACAAGTACATCCAACTGTATTTGGGTACGGATCTCCTCGACAAGCTGAAATCGGATATTTCGAGTTCAAGTTTGACGGGCGATTACGCTACTCTAATGAATGACTATTGTCGCAAAGCCACCCTTTGGTGGACGATGGTTGAACTTATCCCCTCGCTTTATGTGAAGATGGACAACGGCTCGCTCGTTTTAAGGGTCTCTGAAGACACTCAAACCATCTCCCCGGATGACTTACACCGCGAGGTAGAAAGAGCGCGTCAGAACGCCCAATTCTACACGTACCGAATGTATCAATACCTTTGCAACAACTCGTCTCTCTTTCCGGAGTACAGTTCCAACACGGGTGCGGATATGCTCCCACAACCAGCGGACTATTTCCAGAGCGGAATGAGCATAAGCAGCGGAGGCGTTCCCAACATCGTAGACCTCAAACAATTCTTCGGATGAGAAAGAGCCGAAAAGAAAATATCACCTTATTGAAAAAGTTCCTCGATGACCTCGACAGAAATAACCTTCCTACTCCTCCCAAGCGCAATCGCAATAGTAGCGGTATGGGTAAACCTAAACCGTGAAATTGAAAAGTTGAAGGGGCGCATCATCCGTGTGGAATCCGATAAAGACGAACTCAAAGACATGATGAAGGAAGTCGTCAAAGCAGTTCACAAAATCGAGTTAATGCTTGCGGAGCGATGAGGCACTTCAAGCTCAGAGAATTCGATTCACCCGATGCACCCGGCTCGGGTCGTATGATGGACAGAGGCTTTCTTCGTTTGCTTGATGAAGCTCGGGATTGCGCTTCCATTCCGTTTCATATTTCTTCGGGCTTTCGCACGGTTGATTACAACCGCGAACTCATCGACAGAGGGTTACCCGCTTCCCGGAACTCTTCGCACCTCCTCGGGCTTGCCGCAGATATAGAGGTCACCAATTCACAAGAACGATTTATCATCATCGATGCGTTGATGGAAGTTGGTATAACGCGCATTGGAATTGGAAAAAATTTCATTCATTGCGATATCGACGAAATGAAACCCGAAAATCGAATATGGACATATGTATGATTTAATTACCAAAGACCGAGATATCCACGTCCTCCCGTTCGACTTTGAAAACACCGAAGACGTAAAGAGCGTTTATCTGCTCTCAGACATACACTTCGATTCCGTTAAGTGTGACCGCAAACTCTTATTCAAACACCTCGACAGAGCCAAAGAAGAGAACGCGGTTGTTTTGATTCTGGGCGATTTGTACGATTTAATGAATATGAAGTTCGATCCGCGCGGCTCTTACGATTCATTGCGACCAGAACTCAAAGCGATGGCGTATATCGATGAGGTTATAAAGGACTGCACCGATAAGCTCGAGCCGTATAAAGATATTATCAAGCTCATTGGACAGGGTAACCACGAGACCAACATAACCAAACGACACGGGGTCGATCCCATTCAACGAACGGTAGGCATTCTCAACGCCAACGGAGGGAATATGATTGCGGGTTATTACGCGGGATGGGTCGTTATTAAATGCAGCCGTAACGGCAAGGGAGGGAGGAAGAGCTTTCCGCTTCATTATCATCACGGGTACGGAGGCAACGCCAAACGCTCGAAAGGTGTTTTGAATGTGGATATAGATATGAAAGATTATCCGCAGGCGGTTATCATTGCACGCGGTCACACCCATCAGAAGTGGTATGTCCCTGTCATGCGCGACGTACTCACCTCCAACTTCAACCACGGACAAGAAACGGTTCATGTTGTTCAGACGGGATCCTACAAGAAGAAAGACCGTTCCATTGGGTGGGAAGTTGAGAAGGGCTTCTCGGTACCTCGGTTGGGCGGTTGGAAGTTTTCAATCAAGCCTCACGGGCAATCATACGAGATACAATGCGAGGAACTCCACTAAAAGAAACAAAGCTCGGGCAATGGTTCAAAACAAAAGCACCGAAGGTCTTCGACCTCATCGGGGAGATTGTCCCAGGTGCGGACGCTCTGAAGGCGATTGGTGCTCTAATCGACAACACCGAAACCAGCGACGAAGAAAAGATAAAAGCGAAGCTGTTGATGGAGGAGATCGCAAATGCGGACAGAGCCAACGCGAGGAATCGTGAGATTGAGATAACAAAGAGCCTCGGTCAGCGGGATTGGATGCAAGTATTCGTCGGTTCGGCTGCTATGATTATCGGTATCGTCATGGTTGTTTGGGCGAAGACGGGAGTCGAGGATAAGGAAATCTTCTTCCACATCCTCGGGTTCGCAGAAGGTACCCTCGTCGGTCAGGTTGTAAATTATTATTTCGGTTCCGCTAAAAATTAGTATATTCGGGTTCTGTTTTGTTAGGGTATAGACACCCATTGTTACGTTTGTAGGGAGGGAGGCTCAACGGGGCTTCCCTCTTTTTTTTGCGTAAAAAAGAAAAATAATTTGTTTTCATGCTTGGATAACGAAATAAGTTGCGTATCTTTACACCATGACAAACGCAAACAACACTACCATGACAAACTTAGAAACAGCAAAACAGGAGCTTAGCAATGTAAACATGACCGCAATAATTGAAGCGGCTTGCAAAAAATTCACAGACGCTTGTTATGATGAAGGTTTAACAGTTGAGAAAACAAAGCGCATGATGTACAGCGCAGAAGGTTTGGATATTATCGCAAAGCTGGCAGCAAAAGCAATCTAATTGAAACGCCCTTCGGGGCTTTATCTTTCTACCATGAACGACAACAAACAAACAGACCTCAAGCAAGCGTGGCTCACCTTGCATGACCTCCGACAGGAGCAACCCACAACCCATCGTCTCACACGTACCGCGCTTCAAATGGCGATGGATATCGTACAAGAAAATATCGACCTATGAACCACAGCCAAGAAGAGAATTGGGTAACGGGCAAGCTAGGGACGCGATCCGCATCCGCTTACCGCACATCGATATGGACTCCCGTCAACCACGACGATTTCTATAAGAATCGCCAGAAGTATATCGACGCGGGATGGCAATCGTATTGCTGGACGAAAGGCGCGGCAGGGTACGACAAGTATTTCGTTTCCAAATTACCGAAGGACGAGTTTGAACATCTCTTGATGGTCGAAAAGAAGTACGGATATTACACCCTGTTTTTTCATATTGATGAAGATTAAACCTTACAAGATGGACGAGATTAAAGAAGACGTGCTCAAGTATTGGAACTGGGCACAAAAAGAGTTCGAGGGAGAGGATATAGACCGCCTCCGCTTCGAAGTTGAATCAGCCGTTACGAACCTTAACAGATATATAAATAATGAATTCAGAAGAAAAGCAATGGGTAAAACCGATATGCGTTCGAAGTAGTGTCAACGTAAACCCCGCGAAGGATTTTAACGACTTCGCCAATAACCTCCGAGATGAAGACGCGGAATTCGATCTCCTCATCTCTCAACTCAAAGAATCCATCCGCAGAGCGCGGACGAAATAAATCCCTAAAACCAAAGAAAATGGGACAATCTAAAATCAAGACCATTCAACCGAATGGCACCTATGACAGCCAAAACGGCTTGATGTACAAGTTCGAAATCCAACTCGAATCCGGAGACAGCGGAGAGGTATCTGCAAAGAGCCAAGACCGTTGGAGCGTTGGAGACGAAGTAGAATTCGAAGTCACTCCCTCGAAGTGGGGTGACCGAATGAAACTCACGAAGCCAGGGTTCAGCCCGAGTCAATCGAAGGCGAATAACCCTGACATTCAAAAGAGGATCGACGCAAGTTGGGCAATCGGTCACGCGATCAACCAAGAGAACGACCCTGAGAAGATTCTCGAAGCGGCTGAGTTCCTTTTGTCCATCCGTGCAACCCTTATCTCGAAGCTATGAAGAGCAAGCCATACACCACAGGAGAGGAAAGATTGCTTATTAAAAAGTTGAATGAAAACCTCGGGTCAACAGGTCAAGTTCAATGGCGCAACATGGAAACAATTGCCGGACGCAATATCAAGTCCATGTCGAACCATTGGCAAGCAATCAAGAAGGATTATCGGTATAACGGCACGCGGTACATTTTAAGGGGTTCAACGCTCTTCGATGCACCTCGGGTATCCAAGAAGAAAGATAAGGCAAAGACAGCCCCTCTTAATAAGCGAGTGAAGGTGTCTCGGTCTTTTCTCTGGGGTGCTGTAAAGGTTACGCGGTATGAATAATATTAAACTATTTCTCATCCGCAACTACGGATCGACAACCGAAGCCGCAAAGACTCTCGACGTTACATCCAACACCGTTCGCAATTGGTGCGGACGGATGCCACGGAATATCCTGAAGCACCTCCCGGAGATATCCGAAACGTGCGGAGCGACATTCGCGGAAGTCGTTGAAGAGGTTTTGATTTGCGAAAGGCAAGGTATGGAATGAAAATAATTTCATCATAACTTTGGCGAAATGAATGGAATATGGATACCCCAGGAGATTTGGTTGTTGGATGACCTCTCTCCCATGCAAAGAATTCTCCTCTCTAAAATTCACGCGCTCAGTCACAAGGACGGATCGTGTTGGGCGGGAGATGAGTTCCTTGCTGAGTCTCTTGGGGTCTCTTCTCAATACATCCGGAAGATGCGCAAAGACCTTTGCGAAACCGAGCACATTAAATGTGAAGGATACGGACAACGAAGGAAGATGACTGTCCTCATAGAAGCAACTAATGGAACAAGCAACGATAGGAACAAGCAACAATCGTTGCAAGAAGAAGCAACTATCGGCGCAAAAGTTGCAACTACTGTTGCAAAAGTTGCAACTACTGTTGCGCAGAGTAAAGAGAAGAGTATAGATAAGAGTAAAGAGTTAGTAAAGAGAGTGCGTTTCAAGGAGCCAAGTTTGGAAGAAGCGATGGAATCGTTCGAACTTGCGGGATCAACCAGAGACGAAGGAGAGAAATTTTGGAATTACTACGAATCAAACGGATGGAGAGCGGGCAGAAACAAGATGAAGAATTGGAATGCAGCCGCTCGAAATTGGATAAAACGAAGCAATGAATTTACAACGAACAAAACAGGAGCTCCAAAGCAACCAAGCAAAGACCAGCTTACAGCATATCTCAAGCACGGGCATTTATAAACCCACCAACGAAGAAGCCTGGGCGGGTACAAACATCCTCACGAGCCTCAGACACCATCCCGAAGAGACTCGGGCGGCAGTCGTGACGATGATCAATAAGACGGTGGAATTCATCGACGCAAAGAAGACCCTTCACTCATTCGAGGACTTGGCACTTTGTGCAGAGACCATCTTCGAGGTGTTCCCCGTTTTGAAACTGGAAGAACTTCGCTTAATTTGCGAGAGGATGAAACAAGGATATTACGGCAACTTCTTCGAGCGACTCAAGATTCAGGAGTTTCGCGATTGCATTATCAAGCATGAAGAAGAACGAGCGTCCATTCTTGAGCAACAACACAAAACGATAAGTCGAGGAGCGCAAGACCCCACGAACGTCCCTGAGTACGATCCCGAACAAGCCAAGCTGGAATGGCGCATGAAGAACAATCCCTTCTTGATACCCGGAAAGAATGACAGTAGCAAAGGCGAAGGCGAAGCTTGACAAGATATTCTCCCAATTCATCCGGCTGCGTGCGGTCAACGATGAAGGGTGGGGAGAGTGTTTTACTTGCGGACGCTTGCGCCATTACAAAAGCGCAGACGCTGGTCATTTCATGGTGCGGCAAAAGATGCCCACCCGGTTTGATATCATGAACGTACAATTCCAGTGTAAAAAATGCAACGGATTTGAAGGGGGTGCACAATACGAATTCGCTTTGAAGTTGGATGAGGTATACGGAGAAGGGACAGCGGATCGCCTTGTTCGCTTGAGCAACGAAACGAAGCGATTCAGCGTTCACGAATTGGAAGCACTTTGCAAAATATACAAGAAGAAAGTCGATGAACTCAGGAAGTCGAAAGGGTTGGAATAGCTTCTTAACGAAGCACTATTCAAAACTTGTTCGCATCGCTCGACGATGGACGGACAGCCCTTCCGACCTTGTACATCACACCTATCTTCGATGCATCGACAAACGCTTCCCCGATGGGGATAACGAGACCGCTCTCGGGTACTTTGTGAAAGCGATGTATAACGAAGCCACGAGAGGAAAATTCAAAGAGATATATCACGTAACAGATGCCGACCCCAAAGAACAAGCCTTCGAAAACGATTGGACAAAAGCAATCCAACGAGAACAAATGCAACTCATCCTTGACCGCCTCTCCTGGTTTGATCGAACCATCTTCTCTCTATACCTGCAAGGGTGGAACATGGCTGACGTATCTCGACGGTCTAGCATTGGAGAATCGACCCTTTATCGCTCACTACACATCACCCGAAAAATCCTGAAAGATGTTCTTCGTAACGGCTCAAAAGAGGACTGACCGACTCACCATCTGCAAAGGGTGCGAACACTTCGTCGAATCGACCAAGAGTTGCGGAGACCTCGTGACCGAAGCCTTCTCCGACTCGGAGTTGTGCGGTTGCCATATGCCAACAAAGACTCGGCTCAAGGTTGCCTCGTGTCCCCTCGGTAAATGGGAAGCCGTTATAAAACAAAAAGACATCGACGCAATCAAGACATTTCTCAAGACCGAGAATCAATTCAGAACAAACGGACAGCTTGCCCAGCTATATTCGAAGGTGACGGGTACCAACACCCAAGCGAGTCAATGCTCCTCGTGCAACCGTCGAATGCTTAGCGAGCTTCAGAAACTAATAAACGAAACAGAATGAGCTACACAACAACAGAGCGAGAAATCATCGCGGAGAATATCCGTCAATTTCTCAAGCAAGATCAGAAAGAGAAATTCGAAGAGCAGCGATTCAGCGGAGATCCGTTCCTCGTGAAGCGGCTTCTTCCGATGACACAATACGACAAAGACAACCTCGAGAACGTGGCAAGAGATGTTGAAGGTCGTATCTTTCACCCATGAGAAACGCAAGAAAAGCCCTCCTCCATGCGAAGAACTTCCTTCTCATCACAGAGAATGACAAAGCAATTCGACTCCATGCCGGAGATGACCCCGCGACTTTACTTCTAACCTTAGCCGTTCACAACGATGAATTCCGATATACCCTCGAAGCCGTCTTGGAACAAGCAAATGAAACTCTCAGCGATAAGGGAGAATCCCCGGAATCCGAGGACGATTAAAGAGGAGAGGTTCGACAAGCTCGTTCAATCCATCCGAGAGTTCCCCGAGATGCTCCAAGCACGACCCATCGTTGTCAACCCCGACATGGTTATAATCGGAGGGAACATGAGATTCAAAGCGTGCAAAGCAGCGGGACTCAAAGAGGCTCCCGTCTATGTCGCTACATGGGGCGAATTGAAAGACCGAGAGTTCACGATAAAGGATAACACCAACGCAGGAGAACACGATATGGATATCCTCGCGAACGAATGGGATGCAACCGAACTCAATGACTGGATGCTCAACGTATGGGATCCACAAGAAGAACCTGAAGAGAAAGAAGAGAAAGTGAAATGCGAATTATGCGGTAAGTAATGGAAGCACTTAAGACCAACACATCCAACACTAAAAAAGAAGCGATGCTCGAAGCCCTCGAGAAGTCGCTCGGTATTGTATCGACAGCCGCGAAGATGGTTGGGATTGATCGCTCGACTCATTACGCATGGCTAAAAGCAGACGAGGAATATAAGAGCGCGGTTCAATCCATTCAAGACAGCGTTCTCGACTTTGCAGAATCGCACCTCTACAAACTCGTAAAGGAAGGCAACCCAGCAGCGACGATATTCTTCTTGAAGACCAAAGGCAAGAAGCGCGGATATATCGAACGGCAAGAGATAGAGGTCACCGAGAAGAAGCCGCTCTCATGGCTCGATGAGTAAACTCCCCGCGACATATTACCACGTCAAAGAATGCAAGTCGAAGATACAAGTTCACCAAGGCGGGACACGATCCGGAAAGACGTACTCCATCCTCACGGCACTCATTGAGCTTTGCCACAAGAACTCGGGACTCGTTATCACGATATGCCGAAAGACATTCCCCGCACTTCGTGCCACCGCAATGAGGGACTTCTTCGAGATACTCGAAAACGAGGAGGCATATAACGTCGAGCTTCACAACAAGAGCGAAGGCACATACCAACTATGGGGAAACCTCGTAGAGTTTATATCATTATCAGAACCGCAGAAGGTCAGAGGACGCAAGAGAGACGTTCTATTCATCAACGAAGCCAACGAGATAAACCTTGAAGATTGGCGACAACTCCTCCTCAGAACAACGGGGAGAGTATTAATCGATTACAACCCCTCAGACGAATTCCATTGGATATATGAAGAAGTCATCCCACGAGAAGACGCAGAGTTCTTCCGCACCACGTACAAAGACAACCCGTTCCTCCCTGAAAGTGTGGTCATGGAGATTGAGCGGTTTAAAACAGCAGACGAGAACTTTTGGAAAGTATACGGTCTCGGAGAACGAGGCACCGCACAAAGCACCATCTTCACCCACTGGAAAGAAATAAATCAAATACCAAATGAATACAAGCTCCTCAACATCGGACTCGACTTCGGTTATACAAACGACCCAACCGCAATCGTCCGAGTCTTCACAGACGGTGATGGATTCGCAGTCGACGAACTCTGCTACGCGACAAGACTTACGAATTCAGATATTGCAAAAGTGCTCCGAGATAACGAAGTCAATAGATCGGATGTTGTTATCTGTGACTCCGCTGAGCCAAAGAGCATCGACGAGATACACGCTCACGGATTCAATACTCACGGAGCAAGAAAGGGAAGAGATTCAGTCAAGAATGGAATCCA